TTCGTAACCAAGATATGCAGACAAAGCTTTAACAAGAGCACAAGTAAAAGCAGACGATCCACCAAGACCATTGCCGATTGTGGGGATGTCTGCGAATGATGTGATCTCGATGTTGGATTTAATACCAAAGAATTTCAACGCGTTACGAACGATTTCATTTTGAATATCGTTTACGTGAGTAACGAGCTCTTGTTTCGAATAAGAAACTTTGATGTGATCGTGCGGAGTATGCATGACTGATACGTAGACATACTTGTCGATAGCAGTTGAGATGGTAGCTCCACCCCATTTTGCAAAGTGGGCGGGAATATCACTACCCCCGCCAAAAAAACTAACTCTGAGTGGTGCCTTGGATAAGATCACGATGTTGTTCCTTCAATGATGCAATCAGCCCTTTCCACTTGGGAATCACAGAATCCCAACCGAAACGAGTATCTGCATAGGCTTTGACGAACGACATCATATTAGTAATATCGTTATTCTGTATATTTTCAATAGCATACATCAAAGTGTGTGCAAAAATATTAGCATGCAGATTTTGATCTTCATGATCTCCGTCATATTGAACAGTCAGACCACCAGAAGTGTCAGCCAAAGCAGAGAAATTAGGATGTACAGCCAGACAACCAGCTGACATCGCTTCGATCAAAGAACGACACGATGTTTCAGGCCAAATACAAGGATATGCAAAGATATGTGCCCGCTGATATGCAGCGCGAACTGTCTCTTGATCTGTCCATCCATGGTAGTTGATCTGTGGGTGCTCCTTCATCCGATCAAAGATAGGCTTGTACGCTTCGTCGCGTCCCTGCCATTTAGGGCCATAGATACCGAACGAAGAAAACACGTCTAGCTCAATGTTGGGGTATTTTTCGGCAAGAGCGCAAAAGACAGGAACCAAAATCTCCAATCCACGATGAGGTGTGGACGTATAGATGAGACGTATCTTATCTTTTGGTTTGTCAACGAGTGGAATAGGCTCGACACCTGTTTCGATAACTGTTGAATGATTGCTATATGGAACTCCAAGATAATCACGATACTGCTGATACTGCCAGTTAGAGCTAAAGACCAACTTCTGAAAGCGAGCTCGAGAAGTCGGATCTTGAAGATGTGCAGCTTCCGGATCACCGGCGAGATCATGTAAATGATAGATCTTAATTCTGTTAGGATCGAGGTCGCGAACGCGAGCAGTAATAATTTGGACACCATCGAGTTCATCACTTGAAAGTCGATGGAAGAGATTTCGAGTGGTAAGTTCCGTTCCACCATTCGATTCCTTATTCAATTCATTTAATTCAATTCTATCTTGGTTATTCATCAATATCTCCGGCATTACGATCTATAAGAAAAAAGAAGTCCCGATCGCTATAAGCTTTATCATCGATCCATATATCGTATGATGGCTTTCCTAAACGGACTTCATGGAACTTGCAGCCCCAATCATTTAGTTGTTTGTTGGTAAGTTCGGTCCAATCGATTCCCGATCCTGAACCACGAGCGGTCCAATACTTAATAGTATGGCCTTGGTCATATAATGTATTTATCGCCTCGATACGATGCTTCAATGGCGATGCCAATCCATAGTGATGTTGACCATTTGTATATGGTGTTTTACAAATGGTCTGATCAATATCTACCATGTAAATCATTCGGTTGGCTCAAGATGCACTACACTAAATCCAATAATCGAGTCATAACGAAATGAACGCCATCCCTTATTTTCGAGATCCCATACGGCGAGTACATTTGGATTTAAAGTTTTCTTTTGTACAACTTCTTCGAGATCAGTTTGTACTGGAAGTTCTGTTGGCGACAGAGTACAACGAAGAACTCGTTCTGTACCATCCTTCTTTACGAAGGTGACATTTGCAATTCCAGTTTGAAGAATACCTTTCAGATATTCATTCCGCCAGTCAGCGTTCCGCCAAGAAGCTTCGTTCTGGTCTGTCGTACCATTCAATGAGTTTGTCATAACCACCTACCTTTTCTGTGTCAATTATAATGAAAGGAACCGTTCTTACATCTGGAAAACTTTCAAGAAATTCTTCGCGTGTAAGATCTTTTCCTATCTTCTTCTCTATATACTGTTGTCCTTTATTTGTAAACAAGTTTTTCGCTTGTACACAATAAGGGCAATTGTCTTTTGTATAGATCAGCACATTAGTCATTTGTGCCTGCTTTCATAGAAACACCATACGATACTCGCTTCGGATCTCCGTACACCGTATTCGCACGCACTTTAACAAAACGCTTATCTGAAGATGGACCAGCGACAGTAATCCAAGGATTCTGACCTTTTTTCCAAGCTTTCAGTTTGTTATAGGCTTTTTCGCCTTCGCTGCGACCTTGACGAACTTCTTTCACGCCGGCCACGATCGAACGCCGATCGCCTTTCGATACGACCGTCTTACGTATTTTCTTTTTACCCATTATAATACCTCATTTTTCTCAATTAATGTCAATTTGTTTTCTCGGTCTATATACTTATACTCAATTTTTGTAGGACTCCAAACTTCAATAGCTTTAAACACATCATCAATATTTAATGTGCTGCAGGTATAGACGTCTAATTGAGCCACCGCGGGTTCGCATTCATCCCATACGTGTAGAGCAATATGACTCGTTTCGATAATAGTGACTGCAGTCAAACCGCGGTTGTCGACCATATTTGAGTAAACAGAATAAGGACCCATCAGGACCTTCATATTGATTGCTTCTACTAGTCGATGCATCCACGCATTAATTGCTGTGGTGCACTGTGGAGGATTGTTGAGCTCTGCTCTTACGATTAAATGCTTGTGTTCGAGTACCTTACCCACCTCATAAATTCTCCTGTTCGGGGTTGAAAAGTAAAGCCTTGACGTGGCTTGTTTGAATTTTACACGATACCCAACTATTATAATATTTAGGATCTAAAATAGCGTCGTTATCAAATATATATTTCGTTTCAAAGTAATTACATTCACCGCGACTTTTACAAAGCCTCAATATTGTTCTGCGAAAGTTATCTTTTCCATAGTGATCGATGTCTTCTTTGAGAGAAGTCGAAGATCCGTAGTAGTCTCGCCAATCGGACTCTACACGAAGCTTCTTTCGTTTGCCTTTCACAGTTTTGTATCCGGCTTTGGTCAGATACTTACGACCGATATATTTCTTACCGTTGACTAAGTTTTCGATGAGATATATGAAGCCATAATAATCTTCGACTTCAGTAAATTCTTTGTCTTCGTATAACCACATAGATCACATTCCATTGGCAGAAAGATCTATTTATTCGTGTTTTTTTCTACAAAAACATATCCCAAATACGGTCCACCATAATGACATTTATCAGAACCACTGTTTGCATATCGATAACATTTTGTGCAAACAGCACATTTCATTTCAATAATTTCTGGTTCTTTATTCGTCTTCTTCATCAAATGGATCTTCAAGCTCGAGCTCAGCAGAACAATATGGACAATATTGTGGAAGAGCGGAGCTTTCTGTAATTATTTTAAATTCCTGATCGCATGAGGAACAAGTAATCCAATCCATTATAGCGTAAATCCTTTAAATGTGTTTTCATCAACATCTTTTTTTACTCCACCAATCACATAGCTAGTAATTTCTGTTTCTTGCGGGGCAACTTGTACATCAGAACCCGATATCCACTTCTGTGTCCATGGCAGTGGATTCGAACCAGGCTTGCCGTTTAGACCAACGGCTCCCATACGCTTTGCAGCAATATGATCAACATAATCACAGAGTAACTGTTCGTTTAAGCCAATCATTGACCCGTCCTTGAATAGATACTTCGCCCAAGCCTTTTCCTGTTCGACAACATTGTTGAACATCGTAATGCACTCGTCTTTTGTTTCTTCAGCAATTTTCGCAAAGTCAGGATCCTCTTTTGGTAGAATCTTGAGAAGCTGCTGTGTCGAGGCAAGATGAACGTTCTCGTCACGCGCGATGAGCTTGATGATCTTGGCGTTACCCTCCATCTTCTTAACTTCAGCAAAAGCCCAGCTACACGCAAACGAGACATAGAACCTAACTCCTTCAAGAGCATTTACAGCATTCAGGCAAAGCCATAACGCTTTCTTATGATCATAATTATATCGCATAACACTATTAAATGCAATTAGATCATCATAGTACTTACTGATATCATGAGCACAGTCGGCTATTTCTTGGATGTCGAGCATCTCGTCAAATACCCTTGACGGATCTGAATAAACGTTTCGAATGATATGAGTGTAGGATCGACTATGAACCGTTTCGGAAAATGTCCATGTTTGGATCCAAGTTTCGAGTTCGGGGAGCGAACAAATTGGAAGAAACGCCAGGCTAGGAGCACGTCCTTGTACAGAGTCAAGAAGAATTTGTCTTTTGAGATTGCTTGTGAAGATGTGCTTTTCATGGTCGGTTAACCCCTTAAAGTCTTTACCATCTCTTGACAGATCGATTTCTTCTGGTCTCCAAAAGAATCCGAGTTGTTTGTCTGTCAGCTTCTCGAAGATATTATAACGTTGCTTATCATAACGAGCAATATTAACTTGTTTGCCGAAAAAACAAGTCTGTTCTGTAGCATCAAACATTTCGTTTGAAAAAACGGTCATTCAACTCTCCAAGTAATGGTATTTAGTTTGATATCTTTCGGCCAATCGCCTTCGGTATATGATTTGTCATGGAATCGAAGTTCATTGGTAGGCATAATAGTCAGTCTACCATTATCTAATTGAATAAACATAAATTCCTTCAACTGAGAAGGATCTTGTGAATATCCATCGTACATTGGAATTACTGTAAAAAGATAACGACCAAAAAGGCCGTTTCTTCGAATCTCTACTCGTTGGCTATGTAAATAACTATATATTAATACCGAAAACTGATCACCATAGCAATCCCATATTTGTGTATCTTCAAGCTGCCAAGTTTTTTCTGGATTTGGTGTGAAAGCTAAGGCGTGAGGAGGAACTCCACGCCAAACCGCTCCGCACTCGAGCATGACATGACAACCCCAAGAATGTCCAGCTTTGGCGTGAAGTGCAAACCATACACAAGGTTCGTAAGTATTTGATTTGGCATCTTTACGAATGAACGAAGAATCTACCCAGCAATAGATATGATGAGGTATATTCCCCGATCCTGTGTATAGCATTAACAGTCCTTTATTATTGAATTATAATACATTTTGTAGAAAATTTTCTGTTGCAACTTTCCACGTCCATTTCTTAGATGATTCATATACTGCTGTACGGTTCTTTTTTAATGCACACTCAACAGCAACGTCCAAATCGTCTGACATTTTACCGTTGTATATATCTATAACTTCTCTGGGGCCCGGTTGAGGATATGCAGCAATAGGAGTTCCACACGCAATAGCTTCCAGTAATACTATACCAAACGTATCTTCTTTCGAAGGAAACACGAAGCATTGAGCTTTTGCATATGCAAGTCTTAGAGCGTCATCAGTCAGTTTACCGGTATAGATTATCTCTGGATATTTTTTCTTGAGCTCTTCTAAATAAGGTCCATCACCAACTAAGACTTTATTAGGATAGGCTAACTGACAGAAGGCATCTAAGTTTTTCTCTTTTGATACTCGAGATACACATACGATATATTTATTAGTTTCTGACTCGGGGTAAAATTTTGTTGGATCAACTCCGCGTGTCCACACTTTAACGTTTTTAAATCTTTTTGAAACCAGAAACTCTCGCATTCCTTCAGTAGGAACCATTACGCATTTAGATTTACTATGAAACCAACGAAAATAGAAGTAGAAAAACTTCGCTGGTATCTTTGTGATCTTTTCAATAAACTCTGGGAATTTGGTATGATAACAGGTGGTGAATGGATACTTCTTCCATTCTAGATACAGTCTTGCAAACAACCCCATAGGACCTTCTGTCGCAATATGTATAAACGTACCATCTGTATGACTATCTAAAATTGGTTTAATTTTCCAAGGCTGCAAAGCTATTAGGATCTCTTTATACCCTGGTAAAGCAATTCTCTTGCCTCCCCAGCTAGAATCAAACATATTGATTTGATAGCCGATGTTACGCAGTTGCTTAATAGTATTTTTATATGTTGTTACGACACCATTTACCTGATCTGTATCAGTATCACTTATAATTGTAATTTTTGCCATGTCAGAATTTCCCAGCGCCCGTCATCATGCTCTACTAAAGCTGTACACGATTCAACCCAATCGCCGTCGTTCATGTAGATAATTCCATTTACATTTTTAATTTCAGCATTATGAATATGTCCACAGATTACACCATCATAATTTTTTCTTTTGGCATATGCAGTAATGGTTTTTTCAAACTGAAACATAAAGTCAACAGCTTTTTTGACCTTATGCTTTAGCCATTTACTCAGAGACCAATAACCAAATCCAAGCCTATGACGAATCCAATTAAAACGACTATTTAAATTGAGTACAAAATCATATGCTCTGTCACCAAGAAAACTTAACCAAGGAGCAAGGCGAGTAATGCCATCAAAAAGGTCACCATGAACAACCATATACTTTTTGCCATCAACACCCATATGGGCAATTTGATTGCATATTTCAATCTTACCAAAACTTACGCCATACGGAATCATTGGTCTGAGG